ACCTCTCTAAATGTTGCTTGAATTGTTGCTCTATTGTTATATGGTATAGATTTTGTCCAGTTTTCGCAAACATATTGACCAGCACCAGATAAAGTAATCGAAACATTCCCACTATTAGTAGCACTGGCAGCAGCAGTAACAGTAAATACGTTGGAATCAGTAACCGAAGCGACAAGAAAAGTACCATCAGTTGCAGATCCAGTTGTGTAATCAATAGTAAGTTCATCTCCCACAGCTACACCATGACTTGTGATTGTAATCGTTACTGTAGTGCCTGATTGAGAGTAAGTTCCTGTCTTTGTAAATCCTTCTCCTGGTGGAGTAAAAGTAAAGCTAGCACTATCATTGGCACGACTATTAAGGAAGCCTTCTATCGTATCTGCATCTGTTTCGGATACGTTGAAAGTAAAATTATATATTTTTGGATTTTGATGAGCAGCAAGTCCAAATAATATTCTGTGCTCATATCCATCAGCAAAACGAACTGTTCTAGTTAGTGGTGCGGATCTTTTCTGTTGTCCGTATGTTGGTGTAATTGATGGGAAAGTAGCCATTATGCAAGTAAACCTCCAGGTCTTTTCTGTTTAATTAATTCTGTCTCTATAGCTGCTGATAATGCAATACCTAATGCTCTACCTTCATCTTCATCTCCTTCTACATTAGAACCAGAAGCATCTACATTTACTACGATATTCATACCACCTCCACCAATACCAGCCAAATCATGGTTTGGAATAATATTTCCTGATTGATTAGGAACAAATAATTCTGGTCCACGTTCTCCAACAATATAAGGTTTTCTCATTCCAACAGGACCACCATTAGCTGCAAATGCTGTTGCACTTCCAAATCCTTGCACGTCATTTCCCATCTCAAACGGAGCAAAAGTAAATAAATTTAAAAAACTCCTTCCGATTTGAGCAGCAATCATTTGAGCAGCCATATCAAGAAATGCATCTGCAATTCTATTAAACATATTTCTAAACGCATCACTTACAGACATTGTACCTTTAACAATTCCTTTAAATGATTGTTCAAATGATGAACCTAATGCTCTACTTAGTGTAACTACTGCTGTTCCAGCACTATTTAATTCAATTAATTTTTTATCAAGAATTTCAATTTCATTATTAACAACAGTTAATGAATCAGCTAAAGCAGTTGTTTCTGCAATAATTTTTTTGAATGTTTCTATTTGTTGTTCATTAGCATCTTCTCCTGTAAGTTCTTTAAATTCTTTTAGTTTTTGTTTTAATAATTCTGTATTTCTAATTCTTTGACGATCTAAGAAACCTTTTGTTTGATTTAATTTTATATTTTTTTCTTCTTCTTTATTTAATACTTCCATTGCAAGACGAGCACTCATCATTGAATTGCTAAGTTCTAATAAATCTTTTGCATCTGCTTTTACATCTTGCACATCATCAACACCAAAAATTTTTGACAATCTTAACTGAGCACCAAGATTACCTTCTAATTGTTCAAAAGTACTTAAAAAATTTGCTATATCTTTTGGATTCATACCTGTTCTTTTTCCAACAGGACTAAAATCTAACTGACTAAATCCATCATTCTTTATAACATCCTGTAATCTCCTACCTTCTGATCCTGGCAATATTGCAGCTAAAGCTCTTGTAATACCTAGTCTTTCATTTATATCTGCTAATACACCTAAAAACTGCATACCTATTTTCGCAATATTAGATGATATTTCTGTAGTATCATCTCCAAACTGTTTGAGATTTCTAGTTGTATCTTCTCCTAATATTATTGTTGTTTGCCTCACTGCCTCATCAAAAGCAGCCTGTTTACCTCTAGCTTTTTCTAATAACTCTATATTTCTACCAATAACTGTATTACTTTCACCTAAAGTCTCAACAATCTTAGTTGTGTCTTGATTAAACTTTCCAAATGCTTGACCTAACTCACTAACTTTTCCAATAGTTGTATCAATCAAAGATCCAACTTGTGTACCTACTAAAGACAGAGCAAAACCAAACTGACCACCAAGTAATCCACCACCTGCACCACCTAAAGCACCACCTATAGCTGCTCCTCCACCTTGTCCAAATAACAAAGGAAAAGCTCCACCAATTAATGCACTTGATCCAACTTGACCTCTTATCCTTTGATCAGCATTTGTTCTACCTCTTCTAAATCCTCTTATACGACCACCTAAACTATTTCTCAATCTTTCTGCTTCATCAACTCTTCTTCTTCTTAATAATGGATCTCTTCTTTGTCTAGCTGGTGTATCTGATCTCATTAAATCACGTTGTTTTTTCAACTCCAAATTCATTTCTTTTATTCTTGCAGTTACTTCCTTAAAATCTTTTTCTGTAAAATCTAGATCCTTTCTAACCATCGTCAAAGTATCTAAATATCTTTCAATAGCATTAACAGTATTAGCAGGAGTAAAGTTTAATAATGTACCCAAGTTTGTATTACTAAAACCAGCAACTCCAGGAACATTCCCAGAACTCATTGCACCAAATGTAGAAGCTGTTATTTTTGCACTTTCATTAAATCTTTGTAGAGACTTTACTTGTGCAGAGAAATTAAATTTTGTAAAACCCTGAGTAAATAATTGAAACTTTTCACTTGTAATGCCAGTAGAAGCAGCAACATCTTTCATCCTTGTTGCTAATTCTCTTGTTGATACAATACCTTTTCTATTTGCTCCATCGAAATTTAGAGCACCTCTAGTATATTCTTCAAATGTTTTTGCAGCTTCTTTAGTTGCTTTTGCTAACTCTTTTCTTTTTGCAATCGCATCCGCAGAAAACGGACCACCTGTTTTACTAAATCTGCCATCAGCACCTCTACCACCTTTAGTCTTTTTTTCTAATTCAGTTAATTGCTTATTCAAAGAAGCAACTTTACGATCAGCAGAAGTTAATTCTTTTTGTAATTTTTTTAATTGTTCGTCTTTAGTTCTGACATTAATATTAATTCCGTACTCTGCTGCCATTTACTCGACCCAATAAATTACTTCTATATTACCGCCTTCTGGGTTTCATGGCTTGTTTTTTTTGCACTTGTTCTTTATATTTTTCTTCTTCCTCATGTTTTAACTCAAAAAAACCTGCCCATGCTTTTAGTTCTTCTTTAGTTAAATTTTCTGTAAGTTGTTTTATTGTCATTCCTAACTCTTTAGCTAAGAAAAACATAAAGTACCAATCTTTATTAGCTTTTTAAAGCTGCTTTCGCTTCCTCCACTTTCAGTTCATCACCAGATGTCATCATCGCAACTTGTATTTCTTGCAAAATAGTTGAGTTTACTTCTCTTCTTAATGATGCCTTATGACCATCTTGAAATAATCTTTTGCCATCTTCATCTAATGCTTTTTCAATCATAAGATTCAAAGCAAACTCATTGCCGTCATCACCTTTTGATTTTGCAAGGATTGATTCTCTTTCTGCAATAGTTAATGGATGCCAATATATTTCTAATACTATTTCTTCTCCATCTTTTACTTCATATCTATATTTTTGGCTTACACCAAATTTGTTTCTGAGGAGTTCAATCGCTTCCATAGTATTTTAATATAATATTTATATTATACTTATATTAGGCATTTGCTGTAAATTGACAAGAAATAATTCCAATAAAATGACTTCTATCCTCTATCTGTAACATAGTTGGACCATTTACATCTGCAACTCTTGGAGTACAACTAAAAGTATCAGTATAATCAGAAGCATTAACAGAGGTAAGTCCATCAATAACAGATTCACTTATAGCAGATACAACTGAAGTTCCTTTATTTTTAGGTACATAGATATTACATTGAATAACACCAGCATAGTAATCAGAGGCAGCACCTTGATTTTGTATTGTCGATTGATTAAAACTTAAATTCATGGTTATATATTTTTTAGTTTTTCCAGGAGTTGTGAATGGAACATTATCATTAAGAACAGAAACAGTATTATCTGCTGCGACTACCGCATCTGTAACTGCTTTTTCAAAAGCTGCTCTGGCATTAACTAAAGTCATAA